GATAAAGAATATACGCTCTAATAGCCGCTCTTGTCGTAAAAAATTTAAGAGGAGGACATTTCTCTTCTGGGTGTAGTCCTCGAGGCGCCCCAAAGAATTCATCCCATTTAATATGAGGAAATTTAGAAAAGAAATTATACATTCTTCTTAATAAGACAATGTTTTCAGACGTTATATCTGAAAAATCTTTTCTAGGTTGATAAGGTAAGCCATTACGAAAATGTTTAAGAAAACAATTGTAAATGTCTTGTTCTACTTTATTCAGCTGGTTCAATATTTTTCTTTTTTTTGTTAAGTTTGGATCTAAAAATCTTTTTATAAATATTAGGAGTACTTCCTAAATAAGCACGCATAATATTTTGAAGACTGTAATCACCTAGTAATTCAAAATATAATTTTTGTGTCTTTTTATCTTCTATTAAATATTTGAGGAAATTCAAGTAATTAAATTTCTTGCCTCTTGCTATACAGACAAAAGAAGCAAATTTCATAGTAATATCTTCAAATTCAGAAAGATCAAACACATCCGAAGGATTGCTTGATTCTTCAATTTGCTGAGAAGAGGTTATAATCATAATGGTTTTAAATTTTTTGTAACTTCCATGAAGAGAGGTGTTATTTTACCACCAGCCGCATATTCATGGCCTCCACCTTCACAAATTTTCTCAGCAAATGCACCTACATCGATAGGATCTTCTTTTGAGCATTGTCTTATAGAGACTTTTTCTGTTTTAGTATTTACGAAGAAAAATATATCTGGAGCATATTTTTGAATAAGAAGATCCATTACTTGTGGAACTATTCTTTCAACTAAACCAGCACATACTTTCTTCTTTTTATTTCCTATATTTACATCACCCATGAAAATAGGAACTTTATCAGCTTCTTTAGAGGCTTCTCTCTTTATAAAATCTACAGCTCTTTTTTGATCAGGGGTAATTTTTTTAAAACCTTTACTATAATCTTTAATAAATTCCGAAAACTTGTTACGGTACTGTGACCAAAAAAGAATATTTAAATCATAAGAATCTGGTGTTTGGTGTCTATAAGAATCAAAATCATCGGCTAATGCTATAAGCATCTTTTGATCTTGAGTTAATTCTGGAGAAGACTCTGCAAATAATTTCCTAGTTAATAAAGCATTGGAAGAATATTCTTTATATAAAACTTTGGCCTTTTTAAATTTATTTGCAAACCTTTCTGAAGACTTATGATGGTCTATAAAGGTAACATTTTCTTGGTCTAAGAATGGTAAAAATTCATCTCTTAAAGCCAAATCTAAAACAAAAGTAGTCGGATTATTATGTGTATTAGCAAAATGTTCCTTGATTTTAGTTTCTATTTCTAGATTGTTTAAAGGAAAATAATGAAATGTGGCATCGGGCCTAGCCCACATTAATGTTAAAAGGCTTACTGCGCCATCTAAATCATTGTGCGTAAACACATGGTAACATTTTGACATATTCATTATTTAATACCATGTTATTAACTTTCACCCCTCATCATCTAGATTCTCTATAAGATTGAGTGTGTCTGCTATGCTTTGAATGCCACCACTAATAGAACCTGGAATAGTTCTTCTTTGTGAATTAAATGATTGGGCTACACTATCAGGATCTCTAAGAGTAAGAGTAGGGTAATCAATTTCTAATACCGTATGACATTCTCTCGGACCAAAACGATTCTTTGTAATACCTAAATGAATTATACCTAATTCAAAATCTTCTTCTTCCGTCCAAATAGAAAATTGCGCATCTGCTGTATGTGCAAGTCCCATAGACTCTGAAACAGTTTCTAATCCAGGATTATTCTGATCATATGCTGACCTATTGGCTTGAGTTGCTGAAATTACTGGACAAGAAAAATGATAAGACAATGCTCTTATCAATTCTGTAATCTGTTTAATAGCTTCATAAGAATTAGTTCCTCTTTCTGGTGGAGCAACAAGATTAAGATAATCCAATACTATGGCATCTGGCTTTACACCTTTTTTTACTAATCTATCCAAATAAGCTTTAATCTGAATAGGAGTAACGGATTTTGGAGGAAATTCTTTAATAATAAGCTTAGCATCTTGGTGTCTCAATTTATATGCATTAAGAGAGTCCTTGAGAGGGTCTATCTGCATAGGTAAATCATTCATAGCTATACGAGACAATGAGGAACTAATGCGTTTAGCATAAACTTGCTCTGCCATCTCCAAAGTGATTAGGACAACGGTTTTATTTTGACTAAGAATGTTTGTAGCAATATTGCCAAGGAAAATAGACTTACCAACATTAGTAACACCATAGAACACATAAAGAGCTCTACCCTCGGCCATAAAACCTCCACCAATCTTATCATCCAGCCATTTCCAACCCGATGGAATAGTCTTGAAGACTTTTTGAAGATCTTCACAATGAGCATCTACTGATTCAAGATAATCTAATCCGTAATTTTCTACTAAGGAAATGCTACAAGCCTTCTCAAAGTCTTCTAAGATTTGAGAAGAATTAATTTGACCAGACTGAACATCTATAGATGTTTTGAGAACCGTATTATATACGGCCTTCTCTTTAAGAAAACGTTCGGTATTCTTTAGTAAGACTTCTTTGTCATAATTCTTATCAATATCTCCAAAGCTCAAGGCTACATTTTTAAGCGCATCTCTCTTTTCCTGATCAACGAGATGAACTTTGAGTTCTGTAACATTAGGAACTTTATTATACGTAGAGTAATAAGTTGCTAAAGCTTCAAATACTGTTCTAATGTTCTTATTTTCAAAATAAGAAGGTTTAGCATGTTCTATAATACTCTCCAAGTAAATTGGATCCATTAAAGAATTGTAAATTACAATCTTTTCAAAAAGACTAGAATCAATAGGTAAAGCTTTAATCACTCAGATATAATAGTTAATAAAAAAAATAAAGCAATCTTATTTACGTCCCCAACTAGTACCATCAAAAAGACCAGAGAACCCATTAGTAGGTTGATTGCCCACTTGTGCAGCTTTAGGAGGCTGAGGATTAATAATCCTAGCGATTTCTTGTATTTCTACATCATCCTGTAATCTATGTGGTGGTAGATTATTTAATATATCTTTTAATTGTTGATATGTCATAAATTATACTCCTGGTCTGTTTGTAATAACCGGTGATGAAGTTTGAGATGTTACGGAAGGATATATTTTTAATGATACATCTTCTTTAGAATAGATAGCAGAATTATTTTCATGTTCAAATACTTCAACCTTTTCTACCCAACATCTACCACTATATGTTTTGTCTAGAAAAGCTTGAGCCGCATTAAAACACCATTCGGCTGTCTTTTCAATACCAACTCCATCCATTATTCGTAATTCACAACCACCTAAATTATGTAGGCGTCTAAACTCTTCAAGTAATGGGTCATTTTTTGCTATACAAAGTGTATGGTCGAATTGATCATTAAGAATTGTTTTAAGCTCTTTTAAACCACCAAAATCTACGATCCAGTTGTTAGAGTCTAAAGATGAAGCACTGAAATAAAATTTAGCCTTTAACTGATAACCATGAAGCAGATGACAGTGACTGTGTGTTGCTCCGTGTTGTCGAAAAGCACAGGAGCCCAATTCTATTACTTTAGTAGATGTGTACATATTAAATTTCCTCCTCTATATTTTCTATAGAATCTTCTACATATTCAACCTTATTAATAACTGGTTCTTCTTCAATCAAGGAATCATTATTGAAACAAAGTTTGGTCTTTAGTTTCTCTTCTAAAGCTGGAAGAATCTTATTCCAAACATTAATGTCTGTCTTCCAATCCTTAAAGAACCCCAACATTTCACCATTGAAAGTATGACGATGACCTGCCTTTTCAAGAACCTCATAACCTTCACACATCTCTAACAAACCTGAATATTTGTTTAGACCTGTGCGGAAATTAAGATACATTTCCGTCTCAAGATAAGGAGGTACAAATCGATTCTTTGTAGTAAGAGCTCGAAGAGTCAAACCATTAATATCCTTAGAAAGAGGAGTAACATCTGTATTGGCATCTTTATTCTTGCTGTCGCTAGAGCGCTCTGCTTTCTTAGCCATCTGTACAATTACAGAAGCCATATAAAGAGGGCCTGAACCACCTGCTTGCTTTTTAATTGCTGAAGGATGGAGCTGAGAAGGATCTTCATAGATATGATTAGTAAAGATTACTGGGCAATTAGCTTTTGCTGCAGAATGAGTAATAGCTCTCATCATACTCTTTAATGCTTTAGCACGGTTACCCATATCTGGCGTATCACTGCCTTCGTCAATCTTCTTCTTTTCTTGAGTAGTAATAAGATTACCAAGAGAGTCAATAACAATTAAAACCTTGCCATGTAATTTATTGGCAATAACTGTATCCAAGAATTTAACAATTTGATTACGACATGATTCTGTAATTTCTGTAGGAATATGTTTAATTCTAGAAGGGTCACAACCAAGTCTTGCTGCTGTTGCTTCATCTAATGCTCCTTCTGTATCAAAGTAAGCAATGTGCATGCCTTTCTTTTGAGCATTAGCCATAACCTTATTACACATCAAAGTCTTACCACAAGATTCTGGTCCAATGAATCCGGTAAGTCTTCCCATAGGGACTCCGCCATAAATGGAACCAGATATGATAGCATTCAATGCCATGGATCCGGTATCAATCCAATCTTTGACTGTAGACAAACTATTTTCATCTAGATAAGCTGCTTCAGGATTTAAGTCTTCCAAGACCTTAAAAGCATCTTGAATAGATCCATTTGTCTCTTCTATTTCTTCTGTGTTTTTCTTTTTGTATGCCATATAAAATATTATAACAAAAAACCTACAAAAGTCAAAGACTTTTGTAGGTTTTCCTGGTTTCTTTTGATCAGATTACGATTTACTCATCAAAAAGATTGACTACGCTATTACCTGCCTGACCCGGAGAAGGCTCTGCTGGAGGTACGAAGATGTTGCTCTTATTAAACATCTGATTGTATTGGGCTGCTAGACGGAAGTCAATAGCCTCAATATCCGTCTCCGTAATATTGTTCTTCTTATACAAGAAGACAACATCACCTGTCTTGTCTGGTAGGAACTCTCTAAAAAAGATTGGAAGTAATTGAACCGACATTCTTCCACTCTGATCTTGAGGGACTACATTAAGAACGACTGGGTTCTTAATGGCCAATACTGTGTCGTTTGTCTTATCTGCAACTGTCTCACCTAAAATGGTGCGACCGACTGCATCGAGGACTGTTGTTAGGGTTGCTGTTGTTGTTGTATCACTCATAAAAATATATTATATCAAATCTTGTTCATTAGGCAACTTGGATTTCCAATTTAATGCTTCGGAAATATTAGGGAATATTTCAACAAAAGTATTTTTTATATCTTCTGCTATTTCTCTGTGTTCCTTTTGTGTATCTTCTTTTGTTCTTAAATCAATATAATGAATCCAACTTCTTACGCTGCCAGACATATAAAGAGTAGTTTGAGAGCATTGAGGTAAAATCATTCTTACACATTCTTTTGCAGCTCCTTTTTCTAAAAGATTTTCATATAAGGTGGCTCCGGCTACTAGATATTGTTTTATAGCTTCATTATCTTCTTTGCTTAAATCTAAAAGATCTTCACTTGATTGTCTGTTTTTTTCTGCTTTTTTCCTAATTTCAAACGATTCAAAATCTGTAACATTGCTATATCTTTGACTAAATTCTTGAAAGGAAAAACTACGGTGTCTTAAAATTTGTGCAGCAATAGCTCTTGAAGTTTTAATTTCAAAAGTCATGCTAACCATTTCCATTGGAGACCAATGTTTATGTTCTATCAGATATTTTAACAGCTTAGGTGCTGTTTGAGTATTAATCTGGTTAGAAGGATTAGATACTCTAGCACAATAGCTAATAAAATCTTCTGCTGATAATATTCCTTCGATTAACGGTTCTGTGATGCTTACTAGTCTTACTTGCATAAAATATTCTCCTTAAAGAAACTAATATTATTTTCTATACATTCTAATTGTATATCGGATATGTTATTGTTGAATATATCTACCATTTTTTCACTAATCTTATGTTCTAAATTAACCGCGTATTCATAACTCTTAAGATTATATCCCATTAATACTGGATGAGATGTATCTATAGATTCAACAAAAGAATAAAGATCACCTGTATAATTTATAAATTCTGTTGGCAACCCACATCCTAATAAATGATGAGGTTTATTATAATCTATAATATTATCATCAATTAGTTGTTTTAAAAGCTTTGGTCTAAATGTGGCAAATGCGGTTGGTTTCCAAACTTCTTTAATTCTTTTTTGATTATTTAAAGTATTATTAGTGATTGTTTTGTAGATTGATTCTTCACAATTTTCTAAAGCTTGCTGCCAATAATAGTCATATCCAAAGCTAATTGCTATTTTATCTGCATGTTGTGACATGAATAAATAGGAATCTTTTAATTCCTGGTAATTTTTCCCCTGGATAACTCCTATGCGCTTGCCTCTAACAGAATGAGTATCAAATTTACCTAGGAACTCTTCAAAACTCTTAATATTTGCTTCATAATCTTGAAATACATCTGGAATTATGTATTCATCTGGTCCTAATTCTAAAACCCAATTAAAAAATAAATCATGATTATATGCCTCGCCAAGCTCATAAAGACTGTTATCTAATATAATTTTGCGTCCCATTTTCTTAGATTCAAAGAAAAAATCTCTATATTCTTTATTTTCTTCTAATAAATGGACTAGACAGTAGCAATAATCAGTCAACTCTCTAACTCTTTTCATTATTTGTAATGGTGCTTCGTGTGCTACTAACATAATTTTGTTAATTATATATTATAAACTCAACAAATCAAATAAATCTGTCTGTGTTTCTGCTCCCATAGTAGGCAAATCCCATCCAATACAATCATAAACTCTCTGAATAGGTGGTGATACTATCTTGTCAAACATAACCTGATGGTTAATTTTAATATGTTCATTAAGTTCAACAGGATAATGATCCATAAATGCCATAACTTTATAGTTAAAAGGATTTTTAGCCGCATAGAAATATTTCATCTTCATACCACTTGGAATAGATTCATACAAGTGATCTATTCCATAATGTTTTAATAGATTGTTATAATAGATCGCCGCCTTAGCATGAATAGGTGTTCCTTTACCAATCTTACCATCTTTATCTATCTTAGCTTCTTGTTTTTCTATATCTGAAATTTTACTTCTGATAGCTAATTCTTCTGCTTTCATTTCTTTAAATCTTTCATAAGCATCTCTAAAGATTTCATTAGATCTCTTCTTATCTTCTGAAAGCATAGCTAGTTCGATTACGTTTTTAATTAATCCTTTAACTTCATTAGAAATAGATGAACGAGCTACTTCAACTCCAACATACTTGAAAGGATCTTTAGGCTTGTAACCTTCTTTGTCCATGATGTGAAGAATATATCTCTTCTTTTCCATAAACAAACCTACATCACAAATAGTTTCTTGCTTGAAAACAAATCTTGGATCTGAAGATTTTAATTGTTCTCTAGCCCAAACTAGAATTTCTGTGTTGAGATAGTTATCAATCTCTTTAGTTATAACCTTAGCTTCTTCTGTTAGGTTTCCATCTTTAACTAAATTAATATTTAAATGAGAAAGAATTGGTTGTATAGAGAAGTATGCTGAGTCTGTATCTCCATAAAGATATACTTTTTCTTTTTGTACATTACATCCTTTCTTTAAAGCGTATTCATAAACAATCTCTGCTGCTTGTTTAACAACCGATTGTCCGGTTAAAGTGATACTGGCTGAATGATCTATATCAAAAAGAGGAGAGAATTTTTGAGCAAATACTCCATATATAGAATTCAATACAAGCTTGTAAACGTTTTGTTGTGTATCAAGATTGAGAATTTCTTGTTCTACTTTATCCTTTTCTTTTTTATCTTTAATAGATGATAAAGACTTTTCTCTCTTAATCATTTCATTCTTAGCTTCAACACGCTCTTTATATAAGCGATCAATGAGATTAGGAATAACTCCTTTAAATTTTTGTGTATATAATACGTTATATTTGGATATGGAAAGATTTTCTTTTTGGACAAGCTTATTAAATTTATCTTCTGAAAGAGTTACAGTCTTCTCATTAGCTAATTTAATAGTATATTGCTTATCTTCAATAGTGGATATTTTACCAATTTTAGTCTCTGGAGATATATTAAGCGTAATAATAGTATTAGGATATAGACTGTTAGCATCATAACTAACAACAGACTTACTCAAACCACGCTCTGGTTCATGCACATATCCTCCAACATATTCGTCTCTCACTCCGTCATTCTTAAATGTAGGAATAACATAACCTTGAATAGCTGCTTGATGGGCTACAGCTCCTGTAATCATGGATACTTTACCCATAGCCTGTTCAAAAGGAATGAAACCTTTATAAGAAAGTGTTCTTACAAGTTTTATAAATTTAAGCTTTTCATCTAATTTAACCAAGATTCTTACATCTTGAATATTATAATCTACAAATTTATTCCAATCTTCTACTGATAATTGAGCAAGATTGGATCCACCTGTATCAATCTTTCCTTCTTTTAATTCATATTCTCCGACATAATTCAAAGAATAAGATTCTCGTTCACCTCTTGAGAAAGTCTTATAAACTTCCATATAATCGATATTGCTAATACCTCGTATATACCACCGATTAATCATCTTACCAAATTTATTCATGGCTACATTCTCTCTATAATAAAGAGAATTAACCGGTGAAAGTCTAGCTGCATCCTCTGCTCCAAAAAGATTATGAAGACGATTCATAATATAAGGAATATCGAAACCTTCTCCATTCCAAGTACTAAGAATATCAGGAGGATCTTTCTCCCAAAATTCTATAAAACCTTTAAGCATTGCTGTCTCTGTGGGATAATAAAAATAAGTTACATCTTTGTCCGTAGGAGTGTAAGGTTTAATACCAAAAGAATAATATTTCTTCTCTATAGTGTCATAGAGAGTAATGAGATTAATGGGATCTTTAGCTAGTTCTGGTACAGGAAATTCATTAGGTGAATAGGTTTCAATATCCAAAAAGTAAACCTTGAGTGGATGTAAACCGAAATCTGCTTTATTAATATCATTCTTATAGGTAGACAATAAGAAATCTTGTTCACAACTAAGATTGTGAAATAATCTCTTAATAGGAGTTTCATTTACGAATTTACTCCTATCAAATTGATTTTTAAATGTAACTTTTTTTAAGGGTGTATTAAAAATCGAAGTAGCATCATGAGCCGATGAAGACTCAATATATAAATGAGGCTCGTAATCTGCTACAAGCTTAATCCTATTACCGTTCTCATCCCATGTCCATAAATGAATGACTCCTTGTCTTCCATCGTAAAAAATATTTCTCCATGCCATACTAAAATATTACACTACTTTAATACCATTTTCAATAAATTCCTTCACTTCATCGTCAATAATAGGCTGACCCTCATGAAGAATATCAGAAACGGTTTTATATAAATCAAAAGCTTTTCTCTCAAAAAAATTCGTAGCCTTCTCAAATCCTAATGTATCAATCCAACAATTCATTTGTGGATACTGAGGTGCAGCATGAAAGATACATCCATTATGGAAATTACCAATCCAACACAGAAGAAAAATAGCTCCCTTGAGCTCTTTATCTTTAACCATATACTCAAAGAAAACTGCTCTTTCTTCTGGAGCCTTACCAACATAACGATTTAATTTAGTAATATATTCGCCATCCAAAAAGATAATAGAGCGACCTTTAGATGTTGTATGATCCTTTAATGCCTTAACATTATTATCATTCATATACACCTTGCGCAAGGTAGGCCATTTTACATTTACACCTCTTGTGGAAAAGAATGGCGACTCCTGTAAAGGCTGTCGATTCATAGATACTTTTTTATTCTGACGAAGGTCTAATGTATTACTCATACATTAATAGTATGATATAATAAGAGGAAAACCAAGGAAAATCTTACACCTTCTGATCTAAATTATTAGCAATCAATATAGGGCTCTTCTTGTTTCTTTCTTCTGAACCCCATTCAGTAAAGTATAAAGCCTCGTATTCATCTAAGTGGTCTTCTAACCAAAGACCCTCAGCAAATTTGCGTCCTTTATCCGAAAGATTCATATAACGATCAAAATCAGAAGTTATATATTCCAATTGCTGAATAAGATCACTTCCATTTTTAAAACTAACATCAGCACCTTCATAAGTGCAAATGTCCTGGAAAGCGCCTGGCATACCAAATGCACCTGCTTCGATCATCTTAATATTGCTCTTGGACTTATTGAATACATTATCTTGTAAGGGAGCAAACGATGCATTACAATTAGTATCATAAATGCCTTGAGGATAATCAGGAAGAGCCGACCAATCAATATATTCCATTTCACCATTATCAATATAAGGTTTCAGAGCTAATGGATAACAGCCCTTCCAAACAAATTTAAATTTCTTACGAGCTTTGATAATCTCTTGCACTACATGAGCAAAATCATCATTCATTCCAGTTCTATTGATTACATCAATGTGAGTTCCAGATCCAGCATAAAGAATTCTTGGACGCTTTTTATTCTTTTCGTAAAGATCTATAACACGTTGTTTATTATAGAATCTATCAAGCCAGAACTTAGGAGCGTAATTTGGTATAACTGTAATCTTTTTATTACCTGTCTTATTAATATAATAATCTTTCATGTATTTACAAGTGACGGTAATTTCATCCATCATTTCCATAATACCAAGAATACTCTTTACAATATTTTCATCGACGAATGCATCCTTACATCTATTGTAATCTGGAATATCATCCTTGAATACGATATCATCTACTTCATAAATCAAACGAAATCCCATCTGACCACTAGCTTTTTTAAGTTCTGTAATGAATTCTTTCTGTACTGGAGTGGCTTGTCTTTGCATTCTTATCGCCTTTATACCTTGATAGAAACGAATATCCATTACCATACAAGTCAAACCAGAAATACAAGCTTTCTGATATTGATTTAAAGCAAATTCTGGCCAAATCATTCTCCAGAAACCACAACCACCATAATCTGCATAATAATTTAAAGCTCTAGGTAAAGAGCTTTCAGGCATTTCTATAGGAGGAGGTCCGGGGACGTGTACTGGATTAATAGCCACATACGAATAAGAAGGCATCCCAGGAGGGAGAGAAGGAGGATTTAAAGGAAGTCCTGTATTAACAGCCTTGTATTCAAATACAATTTTATTTTGTAAATTTACAGGTGGTGTTGTTTCCGCATTTTTAATTTTTAAGGCCATATGTTAAATTTATAAGCTACCGTCTAAAAATCAATCAGACCTTAAGAGCTTTATTCCAAATTAACAATTGTAATCTTGGACTAAAATTAACATGCATTGCTTTTGCGTACTCTGCAACTGCTGGTGCGTTTTTTACATGTTCTTCTCTAGAACCACAACAAGGCATAAACCAAATACGATCTCTATCCACGTTAATGAAATTAGGATCTTGAACATACTTTTGCCAAATTTCTTCAATATCTTCTGACTTATTAATAACAAACTTAAATCCTGAACCGTTCCTTGCGTGCCATTTGAGGACTTCTGGATTATAGGTTTTGTCTTCTGGGTCTCCGTTGGAACGAAGTTTAGGAGAGGTTGTAAAAGTGGCTTTAAAAGCATCTTTCCAAACTGTATCTGGTAATAGAGTAGCATTAGTTTCAAAATCTATACGTGGTACAATTTTATATCTTGTTATAAAGGCTTGAATAAATTTAATCAATTGCTTCTGCTGAATAAGGGGTTCTCCACCTGTAAGCTTTAAAATAGCATTATGGGCTAAGTGATCAATATAACCATTATCTTCCATGAGTTGAAAGATTTCTGCGAACGTCATCTTGTTCTTCACCGTCCAAGAAACAAATGAATCACAACCATTTGGTGAGTCTTCTGAAGCAAAGCCTATACAAGTAAGATTACACATAGACATACGCATAAAGACTGAAGGTACTCCTATATACTCTCCCTCTCCTTCAATTGTATAAAATATTTTATCATCCGATAGGAATAGTGTTTCTTGGTTAATATCAATTAAAGAATTCATTGTCATATTTTAATATATTTTAATCTAACATCAACTGTGTTTTGCCGTTTATCTTTTCTAGTTGAATAATATTATCTAAACCGTTTTTGATAACGGATTTATTATGTGATACTATATAAATAGACTCTCCGTAATCCTCTACTCTATTTTTTAATATTTCTAATATCTTTTCTGCTCCTTTTTCATCTACAGCAGAATCTAATAATTCATCATACATACTAAGAGAAAAGGATGTGCCTGTTTGTGTTCTTAATACATCCTGGAACATAAAAAGAATAGCCAAGTCTATACGCTTTCTTTCACCACCGCTAAAATTGAAATAAGAACATTCCTTGCCTTGATCATTGTGTATTGATTCTTCAAATACTTCATTAAATTCACATTTGCAAGGAGCTTCCAATATATGCAAATAATGGTTAAGTCTGGAATTTAAAAGATTTAACATCTTTTTAATAATGTAAGTTTTTACACCTTCTTCCGAAACAACATATTTAGCAGTGTCTAAAATAGTTAATTTCTTTTGTATTGCTTGTATTTGTTTTTCTGATTCTAAAATTTCTACTTCTATGTTATCTATAAGTTCTAATATACCATCTTTTTCATTTCTTAATATAGAAATTTCTTCAAGAATCTCATTATTTCGTTTTTCTAATTGACTTAATTCTTGTACAGCAAGAGCTAAGTCACCCTTGTCTTTATTAAGAATTTTTATCTTTTGTCTAGTAGTTGTAATAGCAGATTCTACTTTAGATTCTTTTTTATTTAAATCTTCTAAAGATTTTCTTAAAGGTTCTTTTTTATCTTGAAGAGGTATTAATTTGTCTTCTATTTCTTTTAAACAATCTTCTAAATTAGCATTTTCATCATACTTTCTTTTACACGTAGGACAAGAAGAATCGGTTTTTAATTTTTGTTTCTGTCTTTCTAAATTACCCAATTCATAATTGGTTTGTAATAATTCTGTATTGATATCTGATATAGACTTTTTAACTTTCTTTAAACCTTCTTCTAGAGCTACTAAATCAGATTCTTTGCTCTCTAACTCTGTGTCCAAATCATCAATCTTCTTCTTTACCGAATCTTGATTGGATACATTTTTAATCTTTTGATTATTAACTTCTATTTTATCTTTTAAAGCTAGTATTTTATTGTTTTTTGCTTCTTCATTTTTATCTGCTTGGCTCTTATAGAGCTTTAAATTTCTTTGTTGATCTATAAATTTAGTCGCAATTATATCATTTTCTTTTTTAACATCATTATAATCCGATCTTGCTTGTAAAAGCATTTGGCCGAAAATACCAAGATTTAAAATACCTTCTACAAATTTTCTCTTATCTACCTTCTTTTGAGCCATAAAAGGTAATGTATTATTAGCAGTCATAATAACTGCATTTTGAAATACCTCTTCATTAGCTCCAATTAATTCTTTAATAAATTCATTGGTTTCTGGCATAGTTGAATGAGTTTCATCAACATCACCTTTATT